CCTGATCACGCTGGCCGCTATAACACTAAGATCAATTTCCATGAGTTCGTAGCCGAGCATAGTGAAGCTGCTGGTGCAGAGATAGCAGTAGCGCAGTACATGGGTATCCGTAACTTTATACCTACCGTAAATACTTTCCACGATGAAGCCGATATAACGCTAGGCAATCTAGGGTTTGAAGTTAAGTGGACTAAGTACATTAACGGTCATTTAATCATCCATAAAGATTACCCACGCCTAAACGATGTGGCGATCTTGGTCTGTAATAAGTCACCTGTCTATCAAATCATCGGCTGGATGCCCGTGCTATGGGCTAAGAAAGCTAAGTATTATAATTCTGCAGATGGTAATTTCTGGGTATCTCAACGTGAGTTATTCGAGATGGATACATTAAGGAAGTCGATCTATGGCACTACTCAGGATTAACTGCCGTGTTTGCGCAAAGATCGGTAGCGGCATGCAGACTCATAAAATCGTAGATGAATTCATTAACCTACCGCCTAACGTAGTTTGCGTTCAATGCTTAGGCTGTGGCGTTATGGGCATAGAGATGCTGCTAGATACTGAACGCGCTAAAGATAAGGATTTCCATGACAAAGACTAACAAGCTAGAGATACGTTGCAACTGCGACCCAGATCGGCCTGAGATGGTAGTTCACCTGGTCAATGGCCTTATCCCTATCATCATAATCAAGTGCGAAACCTGTGAAGCGTTTTACACAGTTATGCCGAATTCGGTGCAAAATGCCTAGTTACCTATATCGCTGCGATCAATGTGGCGCAGAGCTAGAGATGAATCACCCGGTAAATACACACGGCGATAGCAGCCCACTTTGCTGCAGCTACCCAATGATACGCGTGTTTAGCGCGCCATCGATCATATTCAAGGGAACTGGATGGGGTAAAGATAAATGAGTAAACAAACACAATTAAAGTTTTACACAATTCTGGATAACGGTGTGTATAACTCATGCTGTGACAGTATCCAGTTCAAATACTTGTGTAAAACCTGTGGACAGAACGCAGGTTGCTATTTCTGCACTTTCGATCCTGAGTTAAAGCATGAGTGCGATGCCGAGAAAGTGTAAATTCACTGAAAGTGAAGTTCAATTCATTATCGATAACGCTTACAAAGGTGCAACATGGTTATCTGAGCAGCTACAAATTCCCCGGGCATGGATATATCAATGGGGTACTGATAACGGCATAAGTGTTAAAAGACGTGATTATCCAGGTAGAAGGAAATCAAGCAAGAATTCACACAAATGGCCAAGGCGTTATGGCAAATACAAGAAGTTATTGGTCGAACGTGATGGCCTTATATGTCATTATTGTAATTCTGTAATGACTTATGAACAGGCTCAAATAGATCATATTCAACCTAAAGTAAGAGGTGGATCAGATGCCCCGATTAACCTGGTACTTGCCTGCCCTAGCTGCAATCATAAGAAAAGCACCTTGTGCTATTCGTGTCCAGAGTTCAGGGATGCAATTACAAAGGTCGAGATACATGCATAGCGACACGCCCAACAACCCGCGTAAATTCAAATGGATTTGGTGGGGCATGATACAATCTAGTCTTGTAATAGCATCTATAAATAATGCTTATGCTATTAATAATAATGATATAGAGAAAGAAAAATATAAACTCTATAGTCATATAAAACTAACTAACCATAGGCAATACCTATGCTTAGAGCAGCTTTGGCATTTAGAGTCACGATGGAATCCATTAGCTGATAACAAACACAGTACAGCGTATGGAATACCACAGCTGTTAAAGCTAAAGACTAAAGACCCTTATAAGCAAATAGATGCAGGCCTTATCTATATTGCTAAACGTTATGGCACACCATGCAAGGCGTTGGCGTTTCATCTAAAGACTGGTCACTACTAATGGCTAAGCGAGGCGACCCACGTCTGTCAGGTAAGTACCGGGCAATACGAGTACGGGTACTACATCGAGATAACTACGTCTGCTATTACTGCGGTGGTGATGCTAACCAGGTAGATCATGTTGTGCCTATCGCTAAGATGGGTGATCCTATGGACATGGATAATATGGTCGCAGCTTGTAAACGGTGCAACGTAGCCAAGGGCGATCGATCTCAAGGCGTTTTTTTAGCCAAAGCCGCTACCCCCCCTGCCTTTTCTGGAAGTTTCTCCCCGATCACCCAGGTTACGGTTCAAACAGGCCCATGTTTAGGCCAACCAACCCAAGGCCAGACAGGATGACTACAAAAGTTAAACCGCTACGTCGGGGGCTAGTGAAGCCACGGCTGCACAGCCCACTACTTAAAGGTAAATCTCGCATCGATGAGGTTTCTGATCTTGCCGACAAAATCGGCTACCCGTTATTACCCTGGCAACGGTTCGTACTTGAGGATATGTTGCGAGTAGATGCAGCTGGTGCGTTCGTTCGCAAAACAAACCTAGTTTTATGCGCCCGACAGAACGGCAAAACTCACCTTGCCCGTATGCGTATCTTGGCTGGCATGTTTCTATTTGATGAAAAGAAAATACTCATAATGTCATCCAATCGAGGCATGGCACTTAGCACCTTTAGAGAAGTGGCCTACGCCATCGAAGGTTGCCCGGAACTTAAAGCTCAGGTAAAGGCGATCCGCTACGCCAACGGTACTGAGTCGATCGAGCTGCTAAACGGCTCACGGCTAGATGTTGTAGCTGCTACCCGAGATGGATCGCGTGGCCGTACCGCCGATCTGTTATTTATCGATGAGGTTCGTGAGATCACCGAGGAAGGCTACGCAGCTGCGCTACCAACTACACGCGCACGAGCTAATGCCCAAACCCTAATGTGCAGCAATAGTGGCGATGCCTTTAGTACGGTACTTAATTCGCTGCGTGAACGCGCCCTATCCAACCCATCTAAGACTTTCGGCTTTTACGAGTACAGCGCGCCACAGTTTGCCAAGATAACTGACCGCCAAGGCTGGATAGCGGCTAACCCAGCCCTAGGCCATACGATTACTATGGAGTCGATCGAGGAAGCCCTTAACACCCAATCGGTAGAGCAGTTTAGAACTGAAACCCTTTGCCAATGGATCGATAGCCTGCAATCGCCTTGGCCTTATGGATCGATCGAGGCAACCAGCGATAACAGCCTTAAAATGTCCCCGGGGCCGCTTACAGTATTTGCCTTTGACGTATCCCCTAGCCGTAGAGATGCAAGCCTTGTTATGGGGCAGCTGCTACCCGATGGTCGTGTAGGTGTAGCCGTACTTGAAACTTATAACAACCAGGTAGCCGTAGATGAGCTAAAAATTGCGGCCAGTATTAAAGGCTGGTGCGATCTCTACTATCCGCGCACAGTTTGCTTTGACAAATACACAACCGCATCTATAGCCAAGCGATTAGAACTATCTGGCGTAGCCGTGCGCGATGTATCGGGTGCTGAGTTCTATACAGCTTGTAGCGATCTACACGATGCCCTAAGTAACGGCCGACTAGCTCATAGCGGCCAAGAATTGCTAGTGCAGCACATGAATAACAGCGCAGCTAAGATCAACGATTCTGCCTGGCGTATTGTGCGCCGTAAATCTGCTGGCCCTGTAGATATTGCTATCGGCCTTGCTATGGTGATTCATATACTTGCCCAGCCCGTACAGGAAGCCAAGATATACGCCTAGCGACACGCCGAACACAATCGGTAATATGCTTGACAATTTGAGAAAATCCCACCTATGGGATTACTGGAAACTTTAGGCTTTAAGGGTAAGGCAGAAGTAACTGCCCAGTATGCGCCTGCCATTATGGACAGTAGCTACGGTGCTGGCATGTACAGCTATAACAGCGGCCTATCTAACTATGGTTATGGCGTTGCGATCGATCGCAGCCTAGCTTTACAAGTACCTAGCGTTAGCCGTTGCCGCAATTTAATTGCAGGCGTTATATCAAGTATTGAACTAGGCCTATATAAAAAATCTACAGGCAAGAAATTAGAATCCCCGGTATGGCTAGAGCAACCAGATATACGCCAACCGCTTAGCGTTACCTTGGCTTACACAGTAGATGCTTTGCTATTTTACGGCGTTGGTTATTGGCGCGTTACATCGCTATATGCAGACGATGGCCGCCCATCTGGTTTTGAATTTATCCCAAATACTCGCGTTACCGTAACTACAAATAAGTACGGCGATGAAGTTGAATATTATTCGGTAAATGGTGAACGCGTACCTATGGGTGGTATTGGTTCGCTAGTTACATTTCAATCATTACTACCTGGAGTATTACAAACTGGTGGCCGCACTATTCAAGCTGCGTTAGATATTCAAAAGGCTGCTGCTGTTGCAGCTGCTACACCTATGGCAACCACAATTCTTAAAAATACCGGGGCTGATCTGCCAGAGGCGCAGGTACAAGGTTTACTAGCTGCATGGAAATCTGCTAGACAAAATCGCAGTACCGCATATTTGACTAGCACTTTAGAGGCGCAAAATATTGGCTTTAGCCCTAAAGATATGACCTATAACGAAAGTAGCCAATACCTTGCTACTGAAATAGCGCGTTTAATGAACGTGCCAGCGTATTACATTTCTGCAGATATGAACAACAGCATGACATATCAAAATATCTTAGACGGCCGTAAAGAATTTGTGGCTTACTCATTACAACCATTTATTAGCGCGATCGAAAATCGTTTAAGCATGGATGACATTACTGCGCATGGTAATCGTGTGCGCTTTGCTGTAGATGAAACTTTCCTACGCGCAGACACTATGGCGCGACTAGATGCAATAGAAAAAATGTTAAACCTTGGCTTGATCGATGTTGAGCAAGCGCAATCGATGGAACAATTAACGCCTAATGGATCAGGAGATACTGCAAATGTTGCACTTAACGTTTAATAACGCGATCGAGGCGGCCGATGGAGATCGCCGCATGATCTCAGGCAAAATCGCGCCATACAATGAAGTCGGTTATACATCTGCTGGCCCTGTTGTATTTGAAAAAGGATCTATAGCAATTCCAGATGCAACAAAAATTAAATTGCTAATGCAGCATGACAGCACTAAGCCAGTAGGCCGTGCTACAAACTTTAGCGATGGCACAGATGGCATTTATGCATCTTTCAAAATTTCAAGTAGCAGCCGGGGACAGGATGCACTTGTACTAGCTCAGGAAAACCTTGTATCTGGTTTATCCGTTGGTGTGGATGTATCCGCATCAAAGCAGATGAAAGGCTACCTGTTAGTTACCGCTGCAGTCCTGAAAGAAGTAAGCCTTGTAGAGTCGGCTGCTTTTGATTCAGCGGCCGTAACTGATATTGCAGCGGCTAAAGCTGAACTAGAAGCAGCGATGAGTAACAGCACAAAAACCACAACGATCAATACGACAATCGTAGAGATCGAAACCGAAACCGAAACCGAAAGCGAGGCAGCTGTGACTACAGCCCCTATTGATACACCGGATGTACCGGCAGAAAAACCAGTCGAGGCTGCACCAGTTCAAGCAGCTCGCCAAATTATTCGCCCATCCGTTTTAGACAGCCAGACAGTACGTACACCAATTACATCGATGGCAAAGTACACAGAGCATAAGATCAAGGCAGCATTAGGCAACCAAGAATCAATGCTCTACGTTACAGCTGCTGATGATTCTTTTAGCACTAACCCTGCATTTAATCCAACACAGTACCTATCAGAGTCCCCAACAAAT